TGTTTTCTTTTCTACATTCTATATTATTGAAGAGTGTTCCAAATCCTATGACGCACTTTCTAATAATCTTGTTGTATGTGTATGCACCTAACATTATAAGTTACCTGCTATTCCAAATGGGTTGCCTTCACTGAAGTCAAGAATGTCATCTCCAAAACTCTCAAAGGTGACACTTTCAGAGTATTTAGGGTCAGCAGTTGCTTGCTCATCCCTACTATCTAGCACAATTGTAGCTCCAGACTCTGATCCTACTATAGATTCACCTATTATAAATGATCCAGTAGGTGATTTAAGTTTGACCCAAGCTTCACCTGCATCCCACTCTACAAGGTTTGCAGTAGTACCACTAGTACTACCAGTGACTGTTTCAGGTACAGTAAATGATCCTGAAATACCTACAGGGGCAGATGTGAAACCTACAGTTGCAGATGTATATCCAGTACCAGCATTTGTAATATCAACTAACTTAACGCTCCTATATCCAGAACCACCATTGACTATATTAAGAGCAGTCAATGTTCCATTGGTAAAAGTAGGAGTTAGTTGTGCCATTCTACCAGGATTGTCAGGAGCACTAACAACAACTGATACCCTATCTTCATCATATCCACTACCACCATCAACTATTTGTACATCTCTAATCTCACCTTCTTTTACAACTCCTCGTATGACTGCAGATGATACTGGAGAACCACCACTTAGAGTTATGTTTACTAAGAATGCTTCTGCAGTTGCATCTTGCCCATCACCAGATATTGTAACTGTAGGTGTTTCATTATACTTAGATCCATTAGTGCTTATAAAGATTTGATCAATAGATCCACTTGATACAGTTGCGGTAGCTGCTGCAGTGATTCCATTGACAGGAAGATAGTAGTGCTTAACAGTATAACCGTAATCTACTAGATCCTCATCACTATCAAATAGATCTCCTTGCTCGTCACTGTACTCGAATAGTTCTGCCTTGAGTTTGTATACGTAACCTTTACCTAATTGGTAATATGGTTCTTCATGCTCTACAAATTTTATCTCAAAGTAATTACTTGTTAATGGAAAATATATCAGATCTCCTTCTTGTGGTCTCTCAGGTGCTTTGTAATCTGGGTCAAGTAAAAGGAATTGTGATATAAGATCTGAAAATCTTTGCTGAGATATAATCATAGTTATCTCATCAGTCTGTGCTACACCAAACTTTGTTAATAGATCTCCACCACCTTGGAACCCTTCAAAATTTTCTAGATATGCTTCTATAATATATGCATCATTAAACTCACCAATCACCTCTTCATTAAACACACCATCAGTTTGCATGATCTCTCTAGGGCAGTAGAGAACATCCATCCCAAACATCTTGAGATATTCTTCTACTAGATTCTGCTGTAAGAACTGTTCGTTCCTAGTGCCATGTGTAAAGTAAGTGGTTCTTGCCATTATCCGATCATGTCAAGTGGAGGTGTCTCATACTGAGTAAGCATTTCCTCTTCTAATTTCTCTACCTTTGCCTTACCTTCGTTGTATATAAACTCACCGTTCATTGTAATTCCACCTGGCAACTGTGCTCCTTGGAACTTAATTAAATTAGCACCCCACTGTCTCTGTATCAATGCAGTCACATATCTCTTTAACCACAAGTCATTATATACAGCAGTTGTAGTACTAGGATCTATTGCACGATAGCATTCAATAACTAAGAAATCATTTTCCTTAACATCAGTTTTAAAATCTAAATCTAGATATAACCTATCACCTCTTACTTGGAATCTAGTTTGTTTCTGTCCTTCCAACAGATAGTAGATATCTTCTAATCTTCTATTGACCATTTCATATGTAAGGATCTCTGTCTGTGTAAGATCCCAAAGGTCATTCAATCTCCACTGATACCTAACGTCAAATAAGTTTGTAACATTCTTGGATACAAAATCAAATACCTTTATAACACTAGTAACATGTTCAGGAACTTTAAGATAGTTGTTTTGTTCAAACCAATCAACTGCCAATGCTGATGATGTTGCACCTGTTACTTGCGTAGTATTATCAGTTGTCATGGCATCAATCATATCCTGAGTAAACTTCACTTTTAAATGAGTTCTGATGTATCCATCCATATGTCTCTCATTATAAAACTGGACAGCATCATCTACTATATCACTTATCTGATCATCTTCTATGTTTATTTCTAGGACGGGAGCACCATTTTGACGTAGTGCATAATCTATAAGTCCCTGTCTGGTTGATGGGATTGACATGTTAGGTAGGATTAACGTTGAATCTAATTCTTACATAATATGTAGTGTTTGCGTTCAAAGTAACGTTAACAGGTAAAGAATACTGTGTTAAGTTAGTTGGGTTACCAAGTGATTGGTGAACAGGAGGTGAGAAAGCTGTTGTTGCAGCAAACTGCCAATCACTAGAGGTATGCTGATAACCAGTCTTCAGTGCAATAGGATCAACATTAATTGTTGGGTTAAATGCTGGTACTATTGTTTGGATATCTGGTTGATCTACAAATGGTGTTGTGAAATTAACCGCAGATGTATAAGCACTTTCCAAGTTAGCATTATCTCTAAATTTAACCTGTACCTGATAGGTAGTGTCAAAATCTAGAACAGCAGATGGCACAGTAAATGAGGTTAAGTTACCTGTATCACCATTAGCATATGTACCTGCAGTATCATATACAGTTACGTTATCACTTACTCTTCTAATTCTCCAGAATGTAGAAGCATGAGTTGATCCTGCATATTCAGAAACGAATGCAGAAGTAGTAATAACTGGTCTTCTCGATAATGTTTTGGTAGTGTCTGGATCAACAAATGGTGTTACTGTAGTAGGACCAGATACAAATTCAGATTCATTAACAGTTAAAGTTATAGAATTAGAAGTTACAGTGGTTGCTTCTGCGTTAGATAAAACACAACGGAACTGTTCTGATGGACTTGTTGGGAATGTTGTTGCAGGTGTAGTGTATGATGCTGCGTTTGCACCATTGATATTAGTCCAATTACCACCACTGTCTGTAGATTTCTGCCATTGATATGCTATAGAATCACTAGTGATCGCAGCAGTAATACTAAAGGTTGCGGTCTGCCCTTCAATTACAGATGTATCTACTGGTTGTTGACTAATAGAAATAACTCTTAGAACAGTCAATAGTCCATGATCAGAAGTTATGTCAGCAGCAGATCCAACAAGAGATACTACGCAACGATAACGATCATCGTCATCATTAGCATGTACTAATGTTGGTGTAGTGTATGCTGCATTTGTTGCTCCACCAACAGGAGAGTAGTTAGATCCATTATCATCAGATCTTTCCCACTGGTATGTTGGAGTTCCACTACTAGAAGATGTACTAACAGAGAATGATGCAGTAGCACCTTCATTTGCAGTTGGGTTAGAAGGTTGTGCTGTAATAGAAAATGTTCTTAAGACTGTTAGTGTAACAGCATTTGTTGTTGTATCAGATGCTGCACCGACTGCACTAATAACACAACGATACTGGTCATCATGATCAGTAGCATATACTGTAGCTGCAGTTGTATATGATGCACTAGTAGCACCTCCAATTGGATTCCAGTTAGCACCTGCGTTATCAGATTTTTCCCATTGGTATGTAACATTAGGTTCATGGGATGATTGCCCTTCAAATCCTCCTCCACCACCGCCAGTTGGTGTATCAAATTGTTCTGTATCAAATGAAGAAGATGCAGCGTTACCACCTACAGGTGACATTGTAGTATCACCAAGTGTAGTAAATGTTGCAGTAGAATTTTCGTTTACACTCTGAGGAGTTGGTTGGTTTGTAACAACAACAGTTACTGTTTCTACTTGTAATGTAGCAGCATTAGAAGGTATAGTTGTTGCACCAGGTGCTGAAAGTAAACAACGATATTGATACTCATCATATGTTGTAGTTAATGTAGGAGTTGTATATGTAGCTGTAGTTCCACCAGTTCCTTCAGATACATTAGACCAAGACGCTCCGTTAGTGATAGATACTTGCCACTGGAATGTGATGTCGCCAGGATCAGAATCTGATGTAGTAGCAGCAACACCAAATGATCTTGTCCCACCAACAGCACCAGTATCATTAGTTGGTTGTGATGTAATGTTTATAGTTCTTTGAACTAAATTTCTGGCAGAGGTAGTTGTTACATTAGATGCACCTTGAGCTGAGAGAACACATCTATAATAATCTCCGTAATCAGCATCATATGTTGTAGCAGCAGTAACATAACTTGCTCCTGTTGCACCACCTATAGTTGCGTAGTTGATACCATCATTATTTTCAGATTTTTCCCATTGATATGCGATTGTAGCAGTATCTAATGTTGATGCAGCAACTGTAAATGTAGCAGCTGCGGGTGCCATTGGATTCTGATCAGTTGGTTGATTGCTTATAGTAATGACTCTGAATACTGTTAACGTAGCTGCATTTGTATAAGATGGTTGCACCGAAGTATTAGTTTCCATCTTACAACGATACTGATAAGTGTTCTTGGCAAAATCGTCATCTACGGTAAGTGTATTTGTACTTGATCCACTATATCCACCACCATCAACAACACTAGACCAACCTACACCACCATTACTTGAGAACTCCCATCGGAATATAATTGTAGATCCATCAGAACTAATACCTGCTACAGGTCCGAAGGTAGCAGTATTACCAGAACCTGCTTCAACACTTGCAGCACTTGGTTGTTGTGTGATGTTAACTAAAACACCAGTTCCAGTTGTGGTGAAGGAATATGATCTTGCATTTGCTGTTATATTCTCAGTAATAGTAAAGTTAAATGTCGTATCAATATAATCTGCAGTTACAGTTCCACTCAATATACCTGTTGACTGATCTAATGAAAGACCTGATGATCCAATTGAATCACCACTGAGAGTGTAAAATTCAAAGGTTGGTTCACTTGCAAAAGTTGTTCCATCTAAACCTAGATCAATATTAACACTATCACCATTTGAATATGTTGCTATAGATCCAGATGAAGTAGTCCAAGTGACATTGGTGTCTATGTATGGGAAAAACGCACCACGTTTACTGGTAAGTGATTGTGTAGATAAAGAATAATTAAAATCAACACCGCTATCTACTGGGTAATAAATTACATCAGTATATGTACCAGTACCAGCAGCTTCTTGTGTATCAGTTTGAGATCTTAAAGTTGTTGATGTAGATACAACACCATCATAACTCTCGTGTAGTAAGTCTTCTGACTTTATAAGTGCTAAGTAATTATTTGATCCACCACCAGTAGTACTTCCAGTAGCATTACTAGAAGCGAATAAAGTTATTGTATTGTCAACAGCGTTCTCTGCCTGTATAGTTAACCAACCACTTTGTGATAATTCAGAAACATTGATACCACCAACAGTAACTCCAGTACCACTACCAGGTGCATTGCTGACAGTAATAGTTCCATTCATTGCATTATGTGCAGAACACTGATAATAATATGTACCTGCTGTGTTTGGTGTCCATGACACAGTTGTAGTTCCTGTAGATCCTTGTCCAGTAGCAGCTGGTGTACTTACCTGATTACCAGTTCCAGTTCCCTGTACAGTTTTAATATAAAATGGGTGAGAACCACTAACACCTGATAGATTAAAATTAATGGTGTCTCCAACATATACAGCAACACCTGCATTGTTTCCACTTACCGCACCATTTCTGTCAGTTCCATTTAAAGTATAGTATGAGAACGAAGGTGAAGTTGTAGTTACATTAAATGCAGTAGGTGTAGCACCACCAGCACCTGCTGTTGAACCTGTAGTTCTTAATTGACATTTCTTACCAACATTACCAATGAAGTGAGCTGAATCAGAAGGATTAAATTTAACAAGCAACTGATTTGATCCATTGGAAGTTTCATATGGATTATCAATAAGTTTTTTATCTTCTATACTGTTAGTGGGATAGTTATTAGTTCCCAGAACAGTTAAATTTCCAGCTGCAGCATAAATTCTGTGGTAAACCTTTGAGGTACCTGCTAAATTATTTGTGTTAGATGTATATCCATTCTTACTAAAGTAACAAGCCATAATACCAACTACTATGGGGCAAGAGAATGATGTACCGTTTATAGTATTGTAATTTGATGGACTTGTATATGGTGTATTAGCAGTCCAATCATATGCAGGACTCAATATTCTAGCACCAGGAGCAACAGTTGTTACACCTGCACCATAGTTTGAAAAGTCTGCCCACCTGTCATTATATTCTGATGCACCAACACATATCTTTTTCTGATCAGCATCTACGTTATTAATACCACCATCTGTGTTATCTGCATAACCAGCAGTTCTACTACCTGCAATTGCTTTTGTTTGCATTGGTCCTACAAACTGATCACTGGCATTTTTAAATCCATTACCTGCAGATCTTACCACTAATATGTTATAACTTGATGATATTGTTCCTTCAATGTCATCTAACATTTCTTCATCAACACCGCTATCAGAACCTGCATCGTTTAGTTCTACATAAGGATATCCTTCACTAGGAATGGTAGGTCCGAATGAAGCATTGATAATTGCTGGTCTAGTATTGTTTTTATAATCTCCACTAGTATTATCATTATGATCTATAACTGCTTGATATGCTCCAAGTATTGCAGTATAAGATCCTTGGTTACTTGAGCTAAATGCTTTCAATGCATATATCTTTGCATCTTTTGCTACGCCAGCTGTTCTACCAGCTGAAAGAATTGCACAATATGTACCGTGCCCGTTATCATCCTCATTGTTAGTTCCATATGCACCCGCATAATGACTCAACTGAAATACTCTGTAGTTCTGTTGTTCAGAAGTACCATTCAGGTCACTGACAAAATCTGGATCGTATAACTCTGGATGTAATGCTGCGTTGTTACCTGTTGGTCTACTTGCACCACGAACACCAGTATCAATTACATATATGTCTACTCCATCACCTGCTTGAGTGTAACTATACTGTCCGTTTAAATATTGCCTGTCTTGTTTTGTAATTCTATCTAAGTGCCAGTAGTCATGGATGTTAACAGTTCCATACCTATTGATAGGTGAAACTTGATATCTACCCATGCCAGGATGAGCAACACAATAGAAATATAATATTGATGGTGTTGCAGAACTTACAGTCAATACTGTTGTACCATTAGTACCTGGTGTTCCAGTTGTTGATACACCTGTGGTCATTTCTGACCCACCTGTTATGTGTATTCCATCTGGCGTAGTAGAGAATCTAAGTGGATGTGTAGCGTTTGAAGAATCTGATTGGTCAAATGTATATGTACCACCTTGCACAAATCCAGTTTGGTTTGCAAAGACAGAATATGTTCCGCTAATACTACTGGAAAATACATATAGATTTTGTCCACCAATATTTTGTACTTTTACATATATTGTACCAGAACCACTGGTAACTAAATTTCTAGTGTTTGCAGTTGTATTTGATTCTCCACTAGTATTAATTTCTAAACTACTTGAATTATCTACACTTAATGTTGCACCAGTATCCACGGGAGCAACTTCAAATTTCTCACCATCCCACGTACACTTCTTAATAGGTCCTAAAGCATTTAATTTATCAAGCAATCCGCTTGAATACTTTTCTGGACAATCAAATGTGATTATGGAAAAACTTCTAAATGATTCTACAAAGGTCAGATAACCATATAATTTTAGAAT